GAATTGAAGATGAGGCTCAGCGAATACCCGGACAATATGCCAGTTATAGCTGAATGGGAAGGTTGCCATGCCTACATTGAGCCGGAAATGTTCGAGGTTATGAGCGTATGCAAGGGATTCAAAGAAGACCAGTGCGACGGGCTAGTGATAGATGTAAATCTGTACTGACGGCGCCGTGTTAAACGGCGTAGCGCAGCGGAGTCCGAGTTAAGCGCAGGTTTGGCATCTTAGCTATCGATAATTTTTTAGGATTCTTAATGCCTGATTTATAATGCGTGTTTTGGGAGATTAAATAATGTTGTTCGAATTATTATTCTTATCGCCTTTTATGATAAATTTTGTGTTTGAACTAGAAATTGTTATATTGATTTTAGTTAATATTTTGGGTATAGAGTAATGATTTGGTGGATTATAGTTATAATAACAACGATGTATCAGCCTAATTTAGGTTATGTTGTAGTATCTGCAACTAATAATAGCCAACTTAGTCGAACTATTGATGAATGTAATATGATCAAAAAACAAATTGAAAATACTTCTGATGAAAACAACACAGTAGTTTGTGCTAAGGTTTTAATAAAATAAATAATATTTACAATAAATTTGGATAAATAGATGGCAGCACCAAAAGGAAGACCGAAGCCTATAGGCGCTGGGCGCGTAGCAGGAACACCAAACAAAATCACTACAGCGCTCAAGGACATGATCCTAGGAGCACTTGACGATGCGGGGGGGCAGGCTTACTTGACCAGGCAAGCAGAAGAAAACCCGGTGGCCTTCATGGGCCTGGTTGGGAAAGTATTGCCTACTACACTCGCAGGTGGCATTGCTGTTAAGGGTGTGGTAATCCAAGCAACTCCGCTCGATGAAAAGCTTTAATGTATGTCCTTAAAGTTTACTGCTAAGCAAGAAGAGGCGCAGCAAATACTAAGCGGCGATGCAACACACATTTGTTTGTTTGGCGGAAGCCGCTCAGGGAAAACTTTTCTCTTAACAAGAAATGTCATTTTCCGATCGTTAATGGCACCAGGCGCTCGCAGCGGCATATTCCGTTTTCGTCTTAATGCGATACGCGCCTCAATAGTGCAGGAAACTTTCCCAAAAGTGATGAAAATAGCCTTTCCAGAAGTTGATTATCAGCTTAATAAAAGCGAGATGTTTGTTACTTTTGAGAATGAGTCAGAAATATGGTTTGGGGGCCTGGATGATAAAGAGCGCACAGAAAAAGTATTAGGCAAGGAATTTGTAACACTATATTTGAATGAATGTAGTCAAATACCGCTAGAATCTTGCGATATGGTAATGACACGTCTCGCACAAAGAGTCTATACAAAGATAGATGGCCGCGAGCCCGTATTGCTAAAGACTCGCGGCTATTATGATTGTAATCCGCCTAATAAAGCGCATTGGACTTATAAGCGATTTATTTTAAAGCAAGACCCTGTAACCAAAGAGCCTTTGAAATATCCTGATAATTATGTCAGTTTTAAAATAAATCCATCTGATAATGTACAAAACTTGTCAGATGGCTATATCGATATACTAAATAGCTTATCAGCTCGTCTACGCAAACGTTTTTTAGAGGGAGAATTTGCAGATGCCACACCCAATCAGTTATTTAGTGATGAAATTATCGATACATGGCGCGTTACAGACGGTATTATCCCTGATCTCATTCGCATTGTTGTGGCTGTTGATCCCAGTGGCAGCGGCGATGTGGATAATGCTGACAATGATGCTATTGGTATCTGTATCGGTGGCCTGGGCATTGATGGGAATGTTTATTTGTTGGAAGATGCAACTTGTAAATGCGGCCCTGCCACTTGGGGAAAGATTGTAGCCGATGCGTTTGACCGTCATGGCGCTGATATTGTGGTGGGCGAAGGCAACTTCGGTGGGGCTATGGTGCAGCATGTTATTCAGACTGCCAGACCACGTACACCTTATAAAATGGTTTCCGCTTCACGCGGTAAAGCGGTGCGCGCCGAGCCGTTCAGTGCACTTTATGAGCAGGGCAAGGTGCGTCATGTAGGGCGCTTTATGGAACTTGAGGACGAATTGACTTCATTCAGTACAGTCGGCTATTTGGGTGAACATTCCCCGAATCGTGCTGATGCGCTTATTTGGATGTTGGCTGAATTATTCCCAGCTATGGTAAGAGCGCCAAGGGAGATTAAAGAACCAAAAGAACGCCCTGTGCTGCATAGAAAACTTGGATGGATGGGATAAAAACTTGACATTTTCTTATAACATATTAGTGTTATGATATAACATTACAATTATTCACCTGCGCATTGTTGCTACATGGCTAAAAAAGACAGCGATAAAGACAAGAAAATAGTCGATCAGGCGCATAAACGCTTTGCCTGGTGGCAAGATACTGAGCATGAAAACAATTTGTTGTTTGAAGAAGACCTGCGCTTTGCTAATGCCGACAGCGACAACGGCTGGCAATGGGATGAAAAGCTGGTTAAATCACGCGAAGGCAAACCCAGTCTCACTATCAACAAAGTAAAGCAGCACAATCGCCATATCATCAACGAAGCTCGCCAGAACAAACCCTCTATCAAAATTTATCCGGTTGACGGCAATGCCGACAAGAAAACCGCAGAAATATTCAACGGTGTCATTCGCCATATCGAAGCTAACAGTTCTGCCGATACAGCCTACGATACCGCCAGTGAATATGCCGTCGATGCCGGAATTGGCTATTGGCGTGTAACCACAGACTATATCGATGAGGAATCATTTGACCAGGAAATATACATCAAACGTGTTCCCAATCCGCTGAATGTGGCATTAGGCCCACACCAGGAAGCCGACGGCTCTGATGCACAATGGGGGCTTATATTTGAGGATGTGCTCAAAGAGGAGTTTGATGCAATCTACCCGGATGCCGATTATCAGGGCTGGGAAACGCTGGATAATGGTTGGCAGACAGAAGATACCATTCGCCTCGCTGAGTATTATTACATCGAAGAAAAGCAAGATATGCTTTATGCCGATGAGAACGGTAACGTGTTATTAGCATCAAAAGCCGACCCAGACATGTTGGCAGCTATTAAAGTCATGCCGGACATAAAATCGCGCAAGATCACTGTCCCGCAAGTAAAGTGGTGTTTGATTGCGGGCAAACAGATACTTGACCGCAAGGACTGGTTGGGTAAATACATTCCTATTGTACGCTTGGTGGGCGATGAACAAGTAATCGATGGAAAGACTGTGCGCAAAGGTCACACCAGGCAAATGAAAGACAGCCAACGCATGTATAATTATTGGACATCCAGCGCAACCGAGTTTGTAGCACTGCAGGGCAAGCAACCCTATTTAATTGCTGCCGAATCAATAGAAGGCTATACGAAATTTTGGGAAGATGCCAACAATAGCAATCTTCCGTATTTGCCATTCAATGCAATTGATGAAAATGGCAACGCATTACCGATGCCAAAACGGCAGGAAGCCCCGGTTATGGCCACCGCCTACATCCAGGGGATGCAAATTGCTAGCGATGAAATGAAGGCAACCAGTGGACAATATGACGCGCAGTTCGGTAAAAACGTAAACCAGCAAAGCGGCACCGCCATAAACGCATTAGAATCAAAAAGTGACATGGCAACATTTCACTTCACCGATAATAAGGCGCGATCAATAAAATACACGGGCAAGATTCTTATCGACCTGATTCCAAAGGTTTTTGACACTGCAAGGATTGTGCGCATATTAGGCGAAGATGATAGCGAGGAAATGGTACAGCTTGACCCGAATCAGCTCGAAGCTATGCGCGAGCAACATAAAATGGATGGCGCTATTAAACAAATTTATAACCTTGGCGTAGGACGCTATGATGTGATTGTGTCAGTAGGACAATCTTATGGCACCAAGCGCCGTGAGGCGTTTACGGCTATGTCTGAGATGGCCGCGCGTAACCCGGCGCTAATGCAGATAGCGGGCGATTTGATTATGAAAGCTGGAGACTTTCCAATGGCTGAGGAACTGGCAGAACGGCTTAAAAAGGCATTGCCGCCTAACTTACAAGATGAGCCGGAAGGTCAATCACAAATACCGCCGGAAATGCAGCAGGCTATGCAACAAGCGCAGCAGCAGATACAAATGCTGGATAATACCATCCAGAAAATGAGCGAAGAACTTGAAGCCAAAGACCTGGAGCGCGGTAAACTGGAAATTGACTGGTACAACGCTGAGACTAATCGGGCGAAAGTGGCACAGGTTGGCATGAGTCCTGAACAGATACAGATGCTAGTCATACAGACTTTGCGGGATTTGATGCAGCCAAATATGCCAATGCAACAAGGGCAGCAGGAGTCCATGCCACCAATGCAGCCGCCTATGCAATAATTTATAGATTTTAGATGTTATGTTATATCATAATAATATAAACGGTCTTTGTGACGTGCCACATTGCTAATATCTTGAGAAATCATGCCATGAATGAAGAAGAACTGACTGACGTACCGGCTAACGATACAGCCGCACAGGATGAAACAAATATAACCGCCGATCCATCCACCGGCGAAACGCAGGACAATGAAAGCGAAACGCAAGAGCAAAATGACAAGCCGAAAAAAGAATTTTGGGCGAAAAAGCGCATCGACGAATTGACCCGCGAGAAATACGAGGCGAAGAGAGAAGCCGAGCAGATACGAGCCGAGGCACAACAATTGCGTGAAGCCTTGCAACAAGGGCAACAAGAGCAGCCACCAGGAGATATTGAATCTCTAGTTCAGCAAGAAGCAGAGCGTATTGTACAAGAACGAAGCTTTAATGACGCTTGCAATCGCACTTATGAAGCGGGCAAGGCGGAATTTAAAGATTTTGATACCGTCGTGTCCAATCTGAATATGGTTGGCGTAACTCGGGATTTTTACGATATGGTATCGAGCAGTGATGTGGGGGCAAAACTTTTGCATCATCTTGGCAATGATCTTGACGAAGCCGCTCGGATTAGCTCTTTGCATCCGGTAAAAATGGCACGGGAATTGACGCTTTTGGAAATAAAATTAAAGCAGTTAGTTCCCAAGAAAGATATTAGCAAGGCCCCCGAACCTATTAAGCCCATATCGGCAGCAGGGGCTACCAGTAAAGACCCTGCCAAGATGTCTGATAATGAGTTTGCAAAATGGCGAAGGGAGCAAATAGCACAGCGGCGCTAGCCGCATAATCGTTTAACCACGCCGTGAGGCGCCGTGAAACTGTCGTGATGATAGTTCCACTCCTAAAAACAGGACTT